GGGGCTAGATATATGCTTCCGGAGCATATACTTTCCGGAAACCTACAGGTCAATCCGTGAAAATCCGCGATTCCGGACACACTTTTTGACCCTTAACCCCCGATCAATGGCGGGTGCAAACCACCTCCTACGGAGCGTTGAACCTAGACAACATCGAACAAGTCACCGAGGGATACGGACGGGCAGCAGCGATGGTGCGTGAACTTGAGCATGCTACACCAGGAAACGTTGTCAACTACCACCTGACCCGTTAAAACTAAACACACAGGCAACCCCACCTGGCGTGGGGTTTTCCTTTATCGTGAAGCGTTATGACCTAGAGATGTACATCTCTAAGTTTTCTTGAAAATAGGCGGAAAACGACTGGATAAGTAGCGAAGTCTATGGCTGTATATACATACCGAAACGGTACACAACAGAAAGGTAGCAGCCATGAACACCACAAAGATCACCAGCGAAACCCTCCAGATGCGCCTCGATTCCTACGGGACGGTTCTTGCCTACGGGAACTACACGCTAGCAAGTTTTGCTACCTGGACCAAGACTGAAGGATTCGGCAACAACGCCCAAATCTACCGGTTGATAGAAGAACCCGTCAGCGGGTTCGGACCTAACTCGAAAGGCCGCGGAGAATGCGAACTCGAACTCATCGCTGAGTCAGACCACCTTTTCGCTGACACCGGACATGCCATCGCCTGGGCGTTAGCTAATCTGCCCGAAGCCTAGCCCCGCCGGGCATGAGAGCACCTGCTATCGCCGGTAGCAACTGACTTTTTAACCAACAGAAGGTAACTTATTCGTATGCGTGAGCTAGCTGAATATCACCCGACACGGTTCATGGCTGAAAGCTCGCGCTATGACAAGCGCCGAGCCGACTTTGCGGTCGCGTTCATCCAAGCCTTAAAGCATACGAAAGGCCGGTGGGCAGGAAAACCTTTTAAGTTGATTGATTGGCAAGAACAAATCATTCGCGACCTTTTCGGGGTGGTCAAACCTGACGGGTTTCGCCAATTCACTACCGCCTACGTGGAGATCCCTAAAAAGCAAGGGAAATCTGAACTGGCCGCCGCCGTCGCACTCTTGCTGTGTTGCGGCGATGGCGAGGAACGCGCTGAAGTTTATGGGTGTGCTGCCGATCGGCAACAAGCATCCATCGTGTTCGAGGTGGCAGCCGACATGGTGAGAATGTGTCCCCCACTAGCCAAGCGGGTAAAGATCCTTAGAAGCCAAAAACGTATCATCTACTCCCCCACTAATTCCTTCTACCAGGTACTATCCGCTGAGGCCTATTCCAAACATGGATTCAATATTTCTGGAGTGGTATTCGATGAGCTACACACCCAACCCAACCGGGCGCTCTTCGACGTGATGACCAAAGGCAGTGGGGATGCTCGCACCCAGCCGCTGTACTTCCTGATCACAACCGCCGGCACCGACACCCACAGCATCTGCTACGAACAACACCAAAAAGCCCAAGACATCCTGGCAGGCAAAAAACACGACCCCACTTTCTATCCAGTCATATATGGGGCAGCGCAAGATGATGATTGGACCGATGAAGCCGTGTGGCATAAAGCCAACCCATCCTTGGACGTTACGGTGCCAATCCAGAAAGTAAGGGACGCTTGTAATAGTGCCAGGCAGAATCCGGCTGAAGAAAACACCTTCAGACAGTTGCGGCTCAACCAGTGGGTCAAACAATCTGTGCGGTGGATGCCTATGAATACCTGGAACAAAAACGATGCCCCAGTCCACTTAGATGAGTTAGAAGGACGGGTTTGTTACGGCGGCCTCGACCTCGCCTCCACAACCGACATCACCGCGTTCGTGCTCGTCTTCCCACCCACGGATGACGATGACAAATACACGGTCGCGCCCTGGTTCTGGATACCCGAAGACAACCTCAAACTGAGGGTCGCCCGCGATCACGTCCCCTACGACCTATGGCATCAGCAAGGCCACCTACTCACGACTGAGGGAAACGTGGTGCACTACGGGTATATCGAGAAGTTCATTGAGGATCTTGGCACCCGGTTCAATATCCGAGAAATCGCTTTCGACCGGTGGGGCGCTGTCCAAATGAGCCAAAACCTTGAGGATGCTGGTTTCACGGTGGTGCCTTTCGGGCAAGGCTTCAAAGACATGTCCCCACCATCCAAGGAACTGATGAAGCTGGCGTTAGAAGGCAAGCTCGCCCATGGCGGACACCCGGTGCTGGCCTGGATGGTCGATAACATTCACGTGCGCACCGACCCGGCCGGAAACATTAAGCCAGATAAGCAAAAGTCCACGGAGAAGATCGATGGAGTCGTCGCAACCATCATGGCCTTGGATCGGGCAATCAGGTGCGGCAATACCCCAGAGGCGAGCTCAGTTTATGATTCGCGGGGACTATTGGTGCTGTGAGATTTTGGGCGAAAGAGGCTACCGACACCATTGGCCACTATTGCTAGCACTGAATAGATGGCTCCGTAGATGAGCGCGGATTCGTTGAAAAAGATCAGCATGGGCACCATGAAAAACAGTATCGGCATCACTATCCATAAAACCGTGAATCCCTCCGTGACTGCGTCCCAGGCGGCTAGCGCAATAGTGGCGAGTGGAAACGCTATGAACAGCATCAAGATAAACAGCGTCATTCCTGAATCAGGGGCGCTGAATACTCCGATGGCGCCTGTCATGAGAGCAGGCAGTAAAAGATAGCACGCGAAAAGCCCGCCAAAGCGCATGCAGGTGCCGCGTCTTTCCCACCTTCGCATGCACTCATTTTTCCATGACCAGAAGGGAAAAACCATGGGTCTTAGAAACTGGCTACGCGGCAGACCGAAACCAGTGGAGAATCATCAGCTGTCCACCAGCTACAGCTTCTTGTTCGGGCCGACATCTGCTGGGCGTCCGGTGACCGAACGTAGCGCGATGCAGATGACTGCCGTCTATGGCTGCGTGCGGATCTTGGCTGAGGCGATAGCCGGCCTACCCCTGCACGTATACCGTTACAAGGACGGTGGCGGCAAGGAAAAAGCAGTCGATCATGGTTTGTACCGCCTGCTTCACGATGAACCTAACTCCGAGATGACGTCCTTTGTTTTCCGCGAAACTTTGATGACGCATTTGTTGTTGTGGGGTAATGCGTTCGCTCAGGTAGTGCGTAACGGTCTAGGCGAAGTCATTGGACTGTATCCGTTGCAACCGAATCGGATGAGCGTAGGCAGGGATCTGGACAGCAAGGCTTTGTATTACGAATACCAAACCTCCTGGGATGAGCCAGCAGGAGAGTACAAGACGATCCGGCTTACCCCTAACGATGTGCTTCATGTTCCAGGTCTGGGTTTCGATGGGTTGGTTGGTTATTCACCGATTGCGATGGCAAAAAACGCTATCGGGCTCGCGCAGGCTACCGAGGATTACGGTGCTTCATTTTTTGCTAATGGTGCGGCTCCTGGCGGGGTGTTAGAGCATCCAGGCACGATCAAAGACCCTTCTCGGGTGCGCGAATCCTGGCAACAGACTTTTGGTGGCGCTCGTAACGGCAACAAAGTTGCGGTGCTTGAGGAGGGGATGAAATACACGCCGATATCGGTAAGCCCGGAGCAGGCACAATTTTTAGAAACACGGAAGTTTCAGCTCAATGAGATCGCCCGAATATTTCGTATTCCGCCGCACATGATTGGCGATCTGGAAAAATCTAGCTTCAGCAATATTGAGCAGCAGAGCTTGGAGTTTGTGAAATACACCCTTGATCCGTGGGTAGTCCGCTGGGAACAAGCCATCACGAAAACTCTGTTGAACCCGCGTGAAAAGCAGCAGTTGTTTGTGAAGTTCAATGTCGAGGGCCTACTGCGCGGGGATTACCAGTCACGCATGGAGGGATACGCGGTAGCTCGCCAAAACGGGTGGATGAGCGCCAACGATATCCGCGAGTTAGAAAACCTTGACCGGATCGATGAGGTCGATGGCGGGGATCTGTACCTGGTGAACGGGAACATGCTGCCGCTTCCTATGGCTGGGGCTTACGCGGCCACCAAACAATCCGAAGAAGGCACTGGCAGCGAACCGCCAGAAGAACCTAGAGAGAACCAACTATTGAGGAGGAGAATGTGAAGCGTTTTTGGAACTGGCTAGCCCCACAGGAAACCAGCCCGGACAGTGATGGGGGTGAAAGGGTTTTGCGTATTAACGGGGTTATTGCTGAGGAATCATGGCTAGATGATGAGATAACTCCAGCGGTTTTTGCCTCCGAGTTAAACGCGGGGTCTGGGCCGGTCACTATCTGGCTGAATTCGCCTGGCGGTGACGTAGTGGCAGCTGCTCGTATCTATAACATGCTGCTGGATTATCCCGGTAAAGTCACGGTGAATATTGACGGGATCGCGGCATCGGCGGCATCTGTGATTGCTATGGCGGCGTCCACGGTGGCTATGAGCCCGGTTTCGATGCTCATGATCCATAATCCCGCCACGCTCGCTATGGGTGATAAAACCGAGCTGTCGCGTGCCCTCGACATGCTCGAATCGGTCAAAGACTCGATTATCAACGCCTACCAGCTAAAAACCGGGCTGTCCCGGGCGAAGCTTTCCAAGCTCATGGATATGGAGACGTGGATGGACGCGACAGCTGCTATCGACTTGGGGTTCGCAAATGAAGTCCTCACCAGTAAACAGGCTTCTTCTTCAGACAAAGACGACGAGCCCACCAAGACAAATCCCGACAAGGGTGATGATCCTGGTGATGGCGAGGATGAAGAATCGGTGAGCAAGAAAGTACCGGGGCGAGCGAAAAATGTGTGCGGCGTGGTGTTTTCCAGAAAGGTTTCAGAGCAACAACTTGTTGCCCAACTAGCTATGCACGGTAAAAGTGCTGCCCCTCCCGGGCCGCCGCCTCCTGTAAGTGAACATCCTTGTTTAAAGCCCGCTGCCCCTTGTGGTCGGCGGGTTGTTGATTTATACGCCCATTTAACCAACCAACCCCATTAACTAAGAGAGGAAATATTCCATTATGACTACTGTTACTGATTTGTATACCCGGCGTGCCCAAACCTGGAATAAGGCTAAGAAGTTTCTAGATGAGCGGCGCGATAGCGAGACTGGCTGTCTAAACGCCGAAGATGACGCGGCCTACGCCAAAATGGAGGCCGAGATTGAGGCACTTAGCGGCGAGATTGCTCGATGTGAGCGAGCCGAACGCCTAGAAAACACTCTTGCCAAGGCGACCCGTGCACCCATCACCGCCACACCCGGCACTGACCTGGATGAGGATGGCAAGGTTAAGCCTGCCCGTGCTACAGCTTCCTACAAGCGGGCGTTTTGGGATGC